TTTTGCTAAATTAATATCTTGAAAAACATAATCATTGGAAAAACCAAGACATAAATTTAAAAAATTACCTCCGGCATTTTTAGGATAAAATAGTAAAATTATTTTATCATAATTGCTCGGTAATGTTAACCTGTTATCCATGTATAAGGCATTGATCCATCATAGAACCGTTTAAGTTCTTCTTCGAGTCTTTCCATTTCTTGATTTGCTTCTTGTAGCAATGCCGCACCATTTAATTGTCCAGCACCCTGTGGACCAGCAACTGAACCAAATTTTCCTCTTGCTTGACCAAGAATTGTTTTAGCAAATGCCAGAGAATATTCTTGTAACCATGGACGAACCATTGGGTCGGCAAGTAAAACAGAATCGGGCTTTGTATTATATACCCATAATAGCACAGACTCTGTGTAACCATCAATTTGGGGTGAATGGACAAATGTTGCTTCTAAGTCTGCACCAGTCACGGAAGCAAATCCAAGATTACTCTGTGCTTCAATTGTTATCGTTAGATTATCTTCGGACACAGATTGCACAACATATTGATCATTGTATGCTTGAATTGGACAAGAACGAATAATAATCAAATCATTTGCTACCAAAGGTTTGGGAGTATTTAAAACGATAGTGATTGTGGAACCAGCAGTTGTTCCGTCTGCAGTAATGGATGCTACAGAAAAACGATCACGACTTTGTCCTGGCATTTTGCGAACAATAGATAACTTTTTGGTTACTCGATTCCATGTGTAATTAATATGTCCACCAAACATTTTCATAGCAAGTTCTTGATATTGAGTAAACAATTCATAATTTACCAATCCACCAACACGACCAGCAACTAACATGTAAGTATTCAAAAATCCAGACGCAAAAGGTTCAAATTGTGATGCTGTAGTACCAGATACTGATCCAATACCACGACGAAAAATTTTACGAACTTCTTGAATATTTTCTGGCAAAACATATTCTTGAGTTTCGGGAAGAAGATCTAAAAATACATAACTTTCTTCGACAGCGTTGGATGCTCTTTGACGATACTTTACCAATGCTTGTTTAATTGCCAGTTCATAATGTTCCTTATCTAATTCAACATCAACGATCTGATCACCAAGACGTAAACGAATATAATCGACAAATTCATTTCTTAACTGGTCAAGAGTTTGAAACTTTTCTGCATTTGCTTCAATAATGGAATTGGTGTCGATAACACCATATTCACCAAGATTTTGAGATATAATAGAACCTGAATTTTGTAGGTCTGGAAGTCGTCTGATTGGCATATAAAAGTCCTTATTTTATATTTATCAGTTTTGTACTTTCAGCAAAATTGTGTCCTCATTGAGTCGACCATTCAATTTAGTTTCAGTAGACTTAATAGTATCGATGAATGTTCTCAGTGCAACTTTTCCCAACTTATTAAACTCTTTCAACTGTTCTTGAGGTTTACGCAGAGTCTTACAAATCGATTTATTCACGTTAAAGTTTTTAATAGTAGTTCCACTGACATCCAATGTCTGATAATCTTGAGCAACATATTTACCAAGTTTTCGTGTTTTGACATTGAAAACCCACAATTCTGTTGCACCAATGATTGATATTGGAGATACTGAATTCAAATTGTAAGTATCGTCTGACTTAAGGTATTTAATTTTAGTTGCTTTGGTTGCGTTTCGTTTTGCCTGAACTGCTGGACTCACTTTACGCACGACATTGGATTTCTTCGTGGTCTTATATTGCTCAATTGCATTGAGAAGATCATCAATCCACCCAATCAATCGTTTGTAATCCTTGTTATTATAATGTCGATAACTTTCAATAATCTGTAATTGCTCACTCAACTCCGAATCTTCAACTGTTTCGGATCGTTGTCTACCCACTTTAATCTCAGATGATAATCGTTGGGCAAGTTCCAATTCTTCTTTTCGTGTTTGATACACATCGATGTACTTAGAAAGTTGTGTCACCACAACTTGATTATGCTTTAAAAATTCCAATGGTTTGTATTTTGGTGCTTTATTCTGAATGACAAGATCATAGTCACCTTCAAGTTCGCCAATAATCTCGTTTGTTTTTTCGGTAAGATAATCTTGAATCGATGGACGACTAACTTCTTTTTTGGGTGTACTTTCAGACGGTTCTACACCAACAAGATCCTGTACATGATGAACGAATCGCTTAACATGACCTTCAATCCATTCGTTAATTGGTAAATTAGATTTAACATGCATCACACCAAGTGAGCAAATGGTCTGAGGAACCAGTCGATCTGGAACCTTAGTAAATCTTACTATCTCATCTTTTGAAAACAATCCAGAAGATTGCACCAACATGTTGGCATACTTTCTAAAATCTTTGACCGAACCTTCTTGATTGAGTCGATTCAATTCTCTTGACACTTGCATTCGAAACTCAGTGTCATCTTCTGACCATTCGACTAATTGATTAACTGCCGAATTTCTACTAGATTTGGTTGATCGTGGTGCACGTTGTATTACTTTTTTCTTTGCCATGTTTTAATCCTCAAAACGATAGGTGACCCATTGTTATATATACTTCCAGATTCTCTATAGAAGTATTTGCTTTGTTTTCGAGATCTAAATATGACGAGGTCTTCTTTTTTAAACGACGACACTCTACCAATTCCTTTGACAAATGATCCACCAATGTTTCGCAGTGTTTCCACATAGTCATTAAATCCACCCTTGCTTCGCATGGTGAATTGTTGATACTTACTTTAATTTGGTCTAATTTATCCCTAAACGGTTGTACTGAAAAGGTCTCCATAAGGTCTCCAAAGTTACATAAGTATGAAATAAATGTCTACAAAAACGGTAATCCTAAATCTATTTGTCGATAAATATGAAATAAGGATTAAATAATGCCCAGATTAAGTATGTGGCGACAACGCCACTCTAATGACTACAAATTCCAAGATCGTAGAGCAAGTGAAATCTACACAATTGGTGGTACAGATGTGCTTGTTCACAAATACGTGGGTACTCATTCACAGGTACAAGCTGTTACTCTTTCTAATAGTATAACACAAGGCAATACAATTGTCAATTTAGCAAATGTTGCACAATATGAAATTGGAATGACGGTAAGTGGAGTTGGATTTGCATCTAATACAAAAGTTCAGCAAGTTAACAGTGTAGAAAATACCATCACAATTACAACTGGAGTAAGTACTAACTTAGATGCTGGATCACCAGTTTCTATATTTTGGAATAACCCCACCAAACCAAATTATCTTAACGAATCCGAAAAAAATATTCAAGATTTGTTATTTTTAGAAAATCGTGACAGAAAATACGAACCAGATGTATATGTATTGCGAGGAATATATCAAGTTTCAGATAACGATTTTGACCTCCAACAATTCGGTATATTTTTGTCAGCCGACACAATTATGATATCATTTCATTTAAATGATACTGTTGGTCTTTTGGGTAGAAAAATTATGTCTGGGGATGTAATCGAACTTCCTCATCTCAAAGATTATTATCCACTCGATACCGATATTCCGGCTGTATTAAAACGATATTATGTAGTGCAAGATGTTACATTAGAATCACAAGGATTTTCACTTACATGGTATCCCCATACTATCCGAGCAAAATGTACACCGTTGGTTGATTCTCAAGAATACAAAGATATTCTTAACTATATCGACTCTGGTGCAACAGACGATGATGGTAACCCAATACCTGTTGGACAAATTATGTCCAACTTTAATCGATTGAATGAAATTAATGATGCTATTATTCAACAAGCGGAAGTCGATGTTCCAAAATCTGGATATTCCACTGAAAATTTATATAAACAACCTTTGCGTGATGATGGATTTCCCGGTGACCCAATAGGAACACGAGTCGATAATTCAAACATTACCGTTGATTCTACTGTTACACGGTCTGATTCTCAGAACAACACTAGACAAGTGGATATTCCAGGATACTTGGTTGGCGATGGAAATGCGCCAGCCGGTTGGCCAGTCACACATTCTACAAATTTTCCAATTAATGCAAGTGTTGGTGACTTTGTTCTTCGTACTGATTATTTGCCCAATAGACTTTTTAGATTTGATGGCAGAAGATGGATTAAAGTTGAAGATAATGTTCGATCTACATTGGGAGCAGATCCAACAAACTCAACTCAATTAGACAATTTTATAAATGAACGTGGAACTTATACAGATTCACAAGGTAATCAACAACCAGTTCAACAGGCACTTTCTAAAATTTTAAAACCTGGGGCAGACAACTAATGGCACTCAACAATTTTTTTTACGATGGACAAGTAAGAAGATTTATCACACAATTTATTCGTATTGTGTCAAATTTTCAAGTAGAATTTGGTGCTAATCGTGATGGAAATACGACACTTCAACGTGTTCCGGTAATTTATGGAAATCCCTCTCGTCAAGCTGCAAGTATTATTCGAAATAATTCTGAAAATTATTTAAACACTGTTCCAGCAATGGCAGTTTATGTGAGTGGATTAACTTTTGATCGTGCTAGATTACAAAATCCAACACATGTTGGTAAAATGTTTCTCCGTGAACGTCAAAAAAATCCATATACAGGCGAATATACTACAGACCCACGTGAAATTATCACTGTTGAACGATTAATGCCTCGACCATGGAAGTTAAATCTTAAACTTGATATGTGGACATCAAACGAAGAACAAAAGTTTCAATTACTTGAACAAATAGGAGTGTTGTTTGCTCCAGACTTCGAGATACAAAGTACAGATAACTACGTTGATTGGTCATCACTATCGCATGTTTTATTAACAGACGTTACTCACAGTTCTCGTACTGTGCCTGTTGGCACCAATGATTCTATTGATATTGCGACAATGACTTTTGAAATGCCAATTTGGTTAACTCCACCAGCACGTGTATTAAAAATGGGTGTTATCCATAAAATTATTAATTCCATCTATGAATCAGATGGTTCATTATCCGATGCAATTGCTAATGATGAATTGTTATTAAGTAGACAATATTTTACACCTTTGCAATATGGAACAATACTTTTGGGAAATGAAATCCAACTAGTTCGATACGATTCACCTACTACTGATCCGTTTGGTGATCAGATTATGAAAAAAACAACTGCAAATGTTACCTCAAATACTATTATCACGTTAAGTTCTAGCACAGATATTCGTGAGGGAATGATTACCAATATTGGTGGAGTGGAAACCACTGTTATTTCCGTAAATGATAACCAAGTTACTCTTAACAAAGAAGTCAATGTATCAATTGGTGATCGTGTATCGTTTACTGAAATTACAAGTAAAATTGGTGCATCTGAAAATTGGCGTGATCTTATTAATCTTTATGGAAATTTAGTTGCGGGTAGTTCTAAAATAAAATTTGAAATGGCAGATGGTAACGAAATTGTTGGTTCAGTTGCGTATCATCCACAAAATCAAAATGTAATGCTATGGTCTGCCGATATTGATACGCTCCCGCAGAGTACTCTTGAACCAATAAATGCAATTATTAATCCACAAAAAGCAAGAATTAATAACCAATTACCAGAACCAGTTCAAGGAACTCGATATTTATTAACAGAGAATTATAATCAGTCTTCCATCGAAGACCAAGCAATTTATAATTGGAGTGGTTTGGATGGTGTTCCTTTGCAAGCGTTTGCAAATGATATTATTGAATATAATGGAAGATATTGGGTTGTAGTTTTCCAAAGTTCTTCTGTAACTTCAACAGAGTATGTTACAAATCTAACAACAATGAAACAATACCGTTGGGATGGAAAAGAATGGTCAAAAAGTTATGAAGGTTATTATAATCCAGGACAATGGCAATTAATACTTTAGAAAATAGAAGTTGTGGTGCTTTAATTTTTTGTTCCAAAACTAAACGATTTTTATTTTTATTACGATCAAATGGTCGACAGGCAAATAAGTGGGGAATCGTTGGGGGTAAGTTGGAAAAGAATGAAGAAGCATTGGAAGGATTAATGCGAGAAATTCGTGAGGAGTTGGGGGGTGAAATTTCCGATGCAGAATTTATTTCAATCGAAGAATATCATAATCCTAAAAATCAATTTAGTTATCATACATTTTTAATTAAAGTGGATGACGAGTTTATTCCAGAATTAAATCAAGAACACAAAGGATATTGTTGGGTTAAATTAGAAGATTATCCACGTCCGTTACATCCGGGTGTATGGAGAACTTTCAATAATTCTAAAAATAGATTAAAAATTAAAGAACAAGAAAATTAAGCGGCTTTCATGTATCCCAAACCTACTTCTCTTTTAAATTGATCAAAATCAATTTGTCTGAAGTTTGGAAGAGTCCACCAAATTTTTGAAACAGGAGAAACGGGACTTCCGCTTACTTTAATAAATTCAACACTATTATAAGTTTTCATCACTTCGTAAATCTCTTTACTAAATCGTTGATAATTTATAACAGCATTTGTGCTCGGATATCCATTAGTTCCAGCATAATATGTGGGTATATTTCCTTCACCTGGTTCTAAATCAAATGCCCAAAAATAAACATGCTTATGTCCATCGAATGCCGCTAGATACATTCCAGTTGCGCCAGCATTTAATTGTGGATCAAATGGAATAAGATGAAATTTATTTTCCCATCTTATAATATTACTTGCTGTGCTAAAAACAATATGTTTATCAGCATAACCAGAATCAGCAACTTCATCCGCAATTAATCTGTTTTTTACCACTAATACGTGTGGACTATAATCTCTATAAGCAGCGTTACATCCGTACACAGTTAAAGGAGTCGGACCTCCGTGATGAGTAAAAATGTGGTGTCCATTTTTTAATTTTTTCCTAGTTAATCCATTGCCAATAACTAATGCATACCCAGAATGACCGATATTTAAAGTATTTTCTACCCATTGGGTTTCATTTACTATTCGGCCATTAACTCTGTCTGAATTAACAACTATACGTTCACCCCTATAATCATCACGGAATAATTGTTGCATATTATAGTTTTCCTATCACAACTTCAATGATACCAATTTCACCATCAAAATCTTCAAGTGCTTTGCCGATAACAGAACCAATTGCAGGAAGTTCAGATGCCATTGCTTTACCGTCACCAGCACTAATCATCATATCACCCTTGCGAACAGGTCCACGAACTTGTGTTGGTACTCTACCCATCAGAGCAACAGGAACCATATTTTCTTCCCCATTGTCATTCATGAGATAAGCAGGTGCTGTTGAAACTACACCAGCAACTCTACGACATCCCTCTTCATTACACTGAGTAACTTCTGCATCGCCACCAAACATCACAACCGTTCCAGGTGCATATGTTTGATCACCTTTGTAGTTTTCTGCCAAGTCAGCGTAAAGTGCAGATGTTGCTTGAGCAAATACGGTATTGAATCGATTATCTGTTTGACCAATGTTGCCAGTACCATTAGAACCAGCTTTGGTAATAGAATTAATCGTTAATGTAGCACCAGAATTACCAATTGTGGCAGCATTAATGGTCGCAGCAGACAAAGTTCCAGTAAAAGTTGGACTTGCACTTAACACAACTGATCCGGTACCTGTGCTTGTGTTTGCTCCAGTACCACCGCTTTCCACTGGCAATGGTGAGGACGATCCACCACTGTTTTTAAAGGCAAAGTTTGTGCCATCATATTCAATTTTACCACCACCAAGATAAATTGTGTTTCCAGCCAGATGAAGATTTGCCCAACGATTAGTATCAGAACCCAAGTTGTAGGTTACATTTGCAGAAGGAATAAGGTCTCCTGTAACACTCCAATTATCTGTTCCACTTATTACAAACGAAGCGTTTGCATAAGAGAATCCATTAAGAGTATCAACTGTTCCAATTACTCTAATATCAATTGTATCTTGAGCAGTTGGGGCTTCTGTAAATGCGATTGTTGATGTTCCAGCATTCGGATCTGAAGTAACTGTGTATGCATAACTAGGACCAGGCTGCTGAATCACACCGTTAATTGCAACGAATACAAGTTGTGTGTCTGCTTCACTGTTTGGAATATCAAAATTTGTAGATCCATTACCAGTAAATGCATACAATTCAACTGCTTGACCACCACCCCTAGCTTGCGTCCAATTTGATCCATCATACCACTCAATAATTGCATCAGTAGTATTGTATCGGAACATACCAGGTGCTGGATTACCAGGTCGTTGTGCAGTATTACCAGTTGGCACTCTCATACTCAAGTTTGATTGAATATCAAGAGTAATATTTGGAGTAAATGCAAAATCAATAGTTGTACCATCACTGTCAACATAAGCATTGGACCAAATTGCAACCTGATCACCACTTACAACAAGAAGGTTTGCATTATCACCATAAACATTAAACTGTGAATCGGAATCAAATGTACTATTGATAATAACGTCGCCATTTGCAGAAGGATTAATGATAACATCATTTTCAGATTCTTTATTGGTAATTATATCACCAGAAATTTGAATATTACCTAAATTAGATGTTCCCGTTGCTTCAACATCACCGGTAGAAGTTATACCAGTAGTAACTAAATTACCACCAATAACATTACCAATTGCTTCTACATCACCAACGGTTGTAATATTACCACCACTCACATTGCCCGTTGCTTCAACTGTGCCAGCAGTAGTAAGATTTCCACCAGAAATGTTTCCAGTGACTGTAAGAATAAGTGTATCTTTATCAAATGTAAAGTCTGCACTTCCACCTAATGCATCATCATCATTAAACTGAACATGGGTATTTGCTCCAGCAGCATCAATATTACCGATAAATTTATCAGCAACAACATTACTAGAGAATACAGCACCGGTGCCATTAATATTGCCAGTAACATCGACATTGCCTGTTACTGTTGCATCACCACTAGTAATTAAATTGCCACCAGTAATATTGCCAGTCGCATCAATATCACCTGTTGTTGTGATGTTAGCACCACTAACGTTACCCGTTGCAATAACATCATTGGAAGCAAGAACATTATCACCAGATAAGTTACCAGAAATTGTGAGAGTAGCACCACTAACATCACCAGTAGTAACTAAATTACCACCAATAATATTACCAGTTGCTTCTACAACACCAGTAGTTGTAAGATTAGAACCACTAACATTTCCTGTTGCAATCACATCGGTAGATGCGATAATATTGTCGCCAGAAATGTTGCCGGAAGCAGTAACTGTAGAGGTAGTAACATCGCCAGTTGTAACAAGATTTCCACCACTAACATTTCCACTGATTGTTAATGTAGCAGCACTAATATCGTTTGCAGCAATTAAATTGTCACCAGAGATATTACCAGAAGCAGTAACTGTAGCAGTAGTAACATCATTTGCAGAAACTAAATTGTCACCAGAAATGTTGCCAGAAGCAGTAACTGTAGCAGTAGTAACATCATTTGCAGAGATTAAATTGTCACCAGAGATATTACCAGAAGCAGTAACTGTAGCAGTAGTAACATCATTTGCAGAAACTAAATTGTCACCAGAAATGTTGCCAGAAGCAGTAACCGTGGCAGTAGTAACATCATTTGCAGAGATTAAATTGTCACCAGAGATGTTGCCAGAAGCAGTAACCGTGGCAGTAGTAACATCATTTGCAGAGATTAAATTGTCACCAGAGATGTTGCCAGAAGCAGTGACTGTAGCAGTAGTAACATCACCAGATGTAACAAGATTTCCGCCACTAACATTGCCAGAAATCGTAAGGGTAGCACCACTAACATCACCTTCTGAAACAAGATTTGCAGCACGAATGTTACCAAGAGTACCATCTATTGTAGTAGAAGATGCGGCACTATTAACATCCGAATAGTACCTAAATTCACCACTAGAATCAATTCTACCGAAGAACGAAGAAGTGTCATCATCATAGTATGATCTAATACCACTATCAACACCAGTTACGATATTGGCATCAACCACACCATTTTCAGCGGTATTAAGGTCAATAATAGTATCTTCTGTTCTAACAGTTTCAACTGAGAGATATGTAAGATTTCCTTGAACTGCTAAGTTTCCAGTGACTGTTAAGTCATTATCAATTGTTAAGTCTTGGAAAATACCATTTGGTGCTTGAATAGTTCCAGTTGAAGTAATATTACCAGCATTAACATTAGCAGTAACATCAACATTGCCGGTTACTATTGCATCACCAGTAGTAACTAAATTGCCACCAATAACATTGCCAGTTGCTTCAACAACACCAGAGGTAATAATATTTGCACCATCGATGTTACCAGAAGCAGTAACTGTAGCAGTAGTAACATCATTTGCAGAAACTAAATTATCACCAGAGATATTACCAGAAGCAGTAACTGTAGCAGTAGTAACATCATTTGCAGAAACTAAATTGTCACCAGAAATGTTGCCAGAAGCAGTAACTGTAGCAGTGGTAACATCGTTAGCGGAGATTAAGTTATCGCCAGAGATATTACCAGAAGCAGTAACAGTAGCAGTGGTAACATCACCAGAGGTAACAAGATTTCCACCAGTAACATTTCCACTGATTGTTAATGTAGCAGCACTAATATCGTTTGTGGCAATTAAGTTATCACCAGAAACATTGCCAGTTGCTTCAACAACACCAGAGGTAATAATATTTGCACCATCAATGTTACCAGAAGCAGTAACTGTAGCAGTAGTAACATCATTTGCAGAAATCAGATTGTCACCAGAGATATTACCAGAAGCAGTAACTGTAGCAGTAGTAACATCGTTAGTGCTAACAATGTTATTACCATTTACATTTCCTGTAGCAGTAAGTTCGGCAGCAGTAAAGGTTCCAATAATTGTTGCATTATTAGCATTGATATCACCGGTGAAGTTACCATTTGCACCATCAACATTACCACTAGTTGTTAAGTTTGCACCACTAACATTGCCTGTTGCAATTACATCAGTTGAAGCAATAATATTGTCACCAGAAACATTACCAGTTGCAGTAACATCTGTAGACGCAATTAAATTATCACCAGAGATATTTCCAGTTGCAGTAACTGTGGCAGTGGTAACATCATTGGCAGAAATTAAATTATCACCAGAGATATTACCAGTTGCAGTAACATCTGTAGACGCAATTAAATTATCACCAGAGATATTTCCAGTTGCAGTAATATCGGTTGATGCAGTTATATTATCAGCTTCAATATTGCCAGTTGTAGTAATAAGAGCATTACTAATTAAATTTCCAGCATAAAGATAAATGTTCGAGTCTGCATCTGGAGCATTTGGTCTGATTACTATTGAATCTGCACCATCAGTAGTGATGGTATTGTTGGCAATAACAATATTACCAAGTCCCAACGCATCAAATGTTCCAACATTTGCTCGTAAATTTGCATAACTTGTAAATGATACCGATGATACTAATTCATTATCTGGAGTAAATCCGACAACAAAAGAATCTGCTGAAGCACTGTAAACAGCAGCGAAATTTAAAGGATCTTTTATACCAATAAAACCAATATCGGTATCATTTTGATAACTAGTAGTTACACTACTAGTACTAACCGAAACATTGACACCATTATATTGTCCATTAGATGACAAATCAGTATTTAAAGAAGTTCCAATAACTTCGCCATCTGGAACAGTATCATCACCACTAGAAGTATACGTATACAATGTGTTAGTTACAATATTGCCCGCCGTATTAGCACCATAGGCAAGACCAATAATGGAGTCTGTAACTCGTGTTTGTTGTGCTTCAACTGACTGAACATCACCGAGAACTGTAAGAGTACCAGCAATAGTCAAGTTAGAATACGCAGTGATATCTGGTGCCCATTTATCACCGGTAATGGTATAATATTCAATCTTTTGACCAGTAATACCAGATCCTACATTGGCAGATCCTGCTATTACACTGCCTTCAGAATCAATACTAGCCGCAGTTGTTGGTGTGTATGCATCACTATATTGGTTTGTGCGTAGTCTCGTAAGTGCCATTTTGGATAATCCCTGAAAAAAATATGTTTCATATATTTAGTCTAAATTAGAAAAATGGTAATATCAGAGTATTAAAAACTGGTTTCTATATTAGATCTTATCCAAGTATTTGCTTCCACACAAATATAAATATAACTGTTATCCCACGCAATTTCACCCTTTTCACCAATGTCTGAACTCGAAGATGGTGCTACATTAGAAATATTAGTAATACTACCCAATCCATTCAAAACATTAGCGTTAATTGTGGTGGAATTTACAGTTTCTGTATTAATAACACCAGGAATATGAGTTGCTGTGGATATATATCTAACACCAACAATATCACCAGATCTTAAATTTTCAGGTCCATTAGCAGTAAAATGAATCTCATTATTTGCAGTTACAGTATAACTTTCTTCTGGTGCTTGTATTACACCATTAAGAGAAACTATAATACTATTTGCAGAAATACCAGTAATGTTTGGATCTAATGGATAAGTGTCTCTATAGGCAATTTCATCTGCACTACTAATAGTAAATGTCCAAAATGCTGGTTCTATAGTAAAAGTTCTCCAAAGAGAACCATCAAAATATTGCAAATCTCCGCTATCAGTGTTATATCGGATTGCACCTTCGGACACTTCAGATCCTAAAGGTTGTTGAGCAGTATTGCCATATGGAATAGCCAGTGCGCCAGTTCCTAATATATGAACAACAGAGTTTGAAGTTATATCAGGTGATATGTTACCAATAAAGTAATCTGCTCTTACATTACCATTGATAACATGAATTGAATCTGTAATTTCAGATGCATTATCGGTGTGGACTCCGATTCTACGCTCTGCTACATCAAGATATAATAAGTTAGAATCAAATCTTAGGTCGGTGCCTTCTCTTATTAAATTCTTCTGAAGCATTAATCCAGAGAGTTTGCCTATGGTCATGGCATACCCCCTTAACTATCACCGTAAGCGTCTGTGCTATTGGCATTGTGAACAACTAAAATAGTTACTCCAGGCGTCGGATCTTGTGGAGCAAGATCAAATTGAAAATTTCCAAGAAATTGATAATGAACATTTGGAGTTTGTTTAACACCACCAACATAAACAAGGACATTACCTTCCTCACCACCATCATATCTATAAGTTAAATTACCATAACGGTTAGAAATTGGATTACCATTACCGTCTGTTGCAAAAACATTGGTTGTAAATTCTTGCTGATCTAAATTAACTCGTCCAACTTTAGCAATTGAGTGCCATTCTCCAGAAAAATACATTTCCACACGAGAAAGAGTGGTATTCATTCTCAATTGACCATCAATAGGAACTTCTGGTCGCCTTGCAGTTGTTCCAACAGGAACTCTTATAGCAGTGCTTCCAGATTTAAGTTCAGTATTTTTTGCAAATCGTCCCATTGTTTACCTTAAATATTAGCAAATACCACAGTAGCAATAATTCCATCACCTTCTGCAAAAACTGCATCACCAGATCCCAAAATAATTTTTTCAGCATCTAAAACATAGGTGTCATTTGCAGTTATTGTTAAATTACTGTAAATTTTATTTGATATGCCCGCAGTGTCGCCCGATGCGACAGCATAAACAGTAACATCAATATTACCTGCTGTAGGATTACAAAAATAAGTAGAGACAATCGCAGTTTCTCCACCACTACTGGTAAGAATACTTGATGCATTTGATGTCAGTGTTGTATTTCTAATAGTCATTTGATTATCCGTTAAAATATAATGCTATAAACAATAGCCTTTTTCTTACTTATTAATTCATCATTTGCTCTTCCATTATTGAAGAATATTCCCGTTCCACCAGCAGTAGAAACATTAGCAAATGCCAAAGTAACATTACCGTCTGTTGTAATGGGCCAAGGTGTATTTGGTACTCCATCAACATCTGATTGTGTTCCTGTGTCCCTAAAACTGTATTGATCTGTTGTAATAATGTTACCAGTGGGTGTATACACTAGATTTCCAGCGGGACTTAATGTTTTTCCAGTTGGAGAAACGGAATAATAAGGAACTTGGTATTGGTTACCGTCAACAATTGTTCCTGTTCCAGCGGTTGTTCCTATATTTGAATACGTGGAACCATCGGCAACATTTCCAGCAATTTGCCAAGCATCAACTGCTTCATTCCAAAAAATAGCAGTATCTGAATCAATTCCTCTATTGACTATAACCCCACTATTGCCGCCATAAGCACTGTCAATAGAACTTAAATTTGAATTTAATACGATATTAGGATCAAAAACATTTAAAACATCAATTTCAGTATCAACATAGGACGTATTACCAAGTATTACCAAATTGCCATCTACGACCAAATTTCCAGTACTAACGGTAACATTAGTTGCAGATCCAGTGGTTCTAATTACATAATCAGACGATGTTATTTTATAAGAAGACATAGTACATTATTTATCCAAAATTCTTTTAACCAAATGAAGGAATTTTATTAAGATTTTCGATAATAAAATCTTTTATTTTTCCAATACCCAAATCAGTTTCTGTCATAATTTTAAAATTATGTTCTAAAATAGGTTTTGCTTTTTCATATAATTCAATGGGATTTTGAGTACTTATCCACAATATTTGTTCACATACCATATTAAATCTTTTATTTGGATCATATTCCAAATCGTAACTTTCATCAATAATTCCATCAAATGTTTTAAATCCCAATTCTCTAACTTTTTCTAGGTGTTTAGGAGGTGCAAGGCAGACAAATATTCTTTTTGCAAATAAACATTTTCCAGTTTTTTCTGTGATAAAGTGAACATTATTATCATAGCAATCGTATAATGTTTCACACACAATGCTGAACCAACTATTTTGATATATTTTTGGACTAATCACAGAAGTCATACTAATTTTTACTTTTTCATTTACCTTACCAACAAAATCAACTTCAATTTCAAATGCGGTATGTTTGTCAGAAGTCCATTCTTTTTTAAATTCTTTTATTTCGTCTCGTTCTAGATCCCACAATTCTGATGTTTCATAGTCTTGTAAGTCACTAGATCTAGCAACATTATTGTCTTTGATTGAGACCAAAGATCTTTCTAAAAGTTTGTTATCTTTCAAAAAATTAAACATTCTGATTCGTTCAGGTCTTTTTCCACCAAACAAGGATTCGAATAAGTATTTTCTATTGTCACATCCTGTATAGTCAACAACAGGATTTGCAATCAAAACTTGATTCATCCAATGAAGATATGGAGTTGGACAAATCATTTTTTTAGCGAAATTAGGAATCACCTTTTCGTTGTAAATTCCACCCACAACAAATATTATATTTTTTGCATCAATTGTTTCATGAAAATTTTTAATTACCGTCTTGAGTGCATCAGAAAAATTTAAATTATCAAATCCCAAACCAGTTTCATATGAAAAGCAAACAACTAATTTAGGATTTGCAATACTATACCTAAATCCAGAATCTTCAATAAAATGTTCGTTAAATTTCCAGAAAAAGTAGCAAACTGCTTCTATATTTTTGTTGGTTTCTTCTCGTATTTGATTAACTAGTTGAATTCCGTTTAGAACTCTATCTATACTCATAATTTAACTCAAATGGGATTTAATAAATTCTTTAATTCCTTCTTTATCAAATTGGAAATTTAATGCTTTATTAAAATTGTATTCCAAAATAGGTTGTGTTTTTTGATATAAGTTAATAGGATCTTGTTTGCTTAACCATAAAATCTGTTCACATACCATATTAAATCGTTTTTCATCATCAGTTTCTTGGTCGTAACTTTCATCAATAATTCCATCAAATGTTTTAAATCCCAAATCACGAATATATTTTAAGTGATTTGGCAAAGCAAAGCACACAAATATTCTTTTGCCAAATATACATTTAGCAGTTTTTTCAGTAATAAAATTAAACTTTTGTGTCATTGAATAAAAATTACTCTCACTTATGATCGAAAACCAACTATTTTGATAGATTTTTGGACTAGTAACACAGTTCATATGAGACCAATATTGTTCACTGTCAACAACTTTCATATAACTATCGTAAGTCGTAAATTCATTCCAATTATTTTTAAAATCTTGAATTTCAGTTCTTTCTAAATCATACAACGATGGTGATACATAATCGTTTACCTCTTTACTATTATTCCA